CAGGATACATACTGTGTAGTTAGAGACAAACCTGGAGGAAGAGCAAGCAGACAACAACGTTTTCGTGATATACTGCCACTCATACGTGGAGCACGTAAGGTGATTACACATCACAGTATGGCCGCAGTAGAAGCACTATGCCTTGGTAAGCCGATTGAAATACTAGGAGAGAGTGCAGTACAACATTGGCAAGATAGAACAAACTTTGATAGACAGGAAATGTTAGAACACATTGCACACAGTCAATTTAGTAGAGATGAATTTGCAGACGGTGCTGCTTGGAGAGTAACAATGCAGTATCAACAAACAGAATAGCCTTAGGACCAATTCGAAGGCTAGGGAGGGAACTGCCCTAGGACCAAGTTATCGCTACCCTGGTTTTTAAAGTGCCATACTATATAAGCAATAAGTATTAATATGATATTAATACTTGGTAAAAGCACAATTGCACAAGCACTCACTGATACATTGCCAGATTGCACAATCGTTGGTCGTCCTGAATATGACTTTAGTAGTCGCTATGAATGCCATAGACTGGTTAAAGACTTTACACCTGATGTAGTAATCAACACTTATGCCATGAGTCCAAACTTAGATGACGCCTGGGAACATTTAACTGTAAATTTTATAAGTGTTGTGTATATTACAGAATTGTTTTACAACAAACTAGAAAATGCACATATAATAAATTTTTCAAGTGCAAGAACATATTGGAGCAGCTATCCAGGTATTACTACAGGCAACTTCTACTACAATCTAAGTAAAACTGCACTTAGTGAATTTGGAAAACTTTACAATAGAAAGATAGCAGATAATGTTCGCAACACAGTGACAACATTTGAAGTAGGAAAATTTAATAGTAAAATGAACAATTTTTCAGGTGGCATGACTATTGAACGTGTAGTAGACACAGTTAAGGATTGTATAAAACAACAGTACACACAGATTGCACTCCTCCGATGATAAATTTAAGTGAGGTAAAAAGTCTACAACTAGAAATTACAAATCTGTGTAACGCAGCCTGTCCACAATGCCCACGCAACTACTTTGGCGGCAAAACACTACCAACATTGCCATTAAAAAATTGGACGCTACACGAGTTTAAAAACGTGGTGCCACTAGAACAGTTTACTGGTCTTGAGCAGGTTTATTTTTGCGGTACGTATGGTGATCCTTTTTCTAATTACTACATCACACAGATAGTGAAATATATTAAATCTGTTTTACCAACAGTAAAAGTCGGAATTCATACCAACGGCGGTATAGGTAAAAATAAAACATACGTAGAAGTAGCACCTTATGTAGATTTTATTGCATTTGGCATTGACGGACTAGAAGATACAAATCACATATATCGTAGAAATGTACTATGGGATAAAGTAATGGATAATGCTACTACGTTTATTGCAGGCGGTGGTATTGCATATTGGGATTATATCGTTTTTGATCACAACCAAGATCAAGTAGATACTGCAGAAATATTAAGTAAGGAAATGGGTTTTGCAAAGTTTAGTGCAAAACGTACTGGTAGGTTCCTAAATCGCAAACACGAGTACGAAAGTAAACTAACAGTTTATAATAAAAAAAACTTAGTAGACTACATTATATATCCACCAAGCGATCCAAAGTACCGCAACAGTAACTATGACAAACTTCCAACTGGTAGCATAAGTGAATACGCAAAAAAAGCATGTATCAGTTGCAACGCATTAAATATTAAAGAAATATATATAGGAGCTGATGGATTTGTTTTTCCATGCGGTTGGCTACATGATAGGTTATATGGTCCAGAAGTTGATGGAACTGCTGATCAGTCACTGATGAAAAGTCTTATGCACACAAGCGGAGGACTAGCAAGTACAAATGTATTTCACGGCAAACTTAAAAATATAGTCGAAGGCGAATGGTTTGCAAATATACAAAAAAGTTGGACCAACGGAAACAGGTTAGAACGTTGTGGAGTTATGTGTGGTGACCAGTTTAACTTAATTGGGGAACAAAATTTAGAAGTAGGATACAAGGAGTAAACATGCCAGCAAGAATTGAAAATGTACTAGAAAGTTATAACTGGAAAGTTGATGAACGTTTTGATAATAAAACGTTAGATTACAACAAAGAAAAACACAACTGGACAGAATATTTCTTTGAGGCAGTAAGAGAACTTAAACCAGAGCTGCCGGATTTGACACTAATACACAAATATTTCAAACCAACTGAATTTATTAACCTACGTAAACACCTTGAACTTTTTACAAATAGCAAGGAATTCAGCACACGGCTTGATAGTTTCTTTGCTGACTACATTCGTGATCTTGTTGATGATCCAAATTACCTAATACAATCAACTAGCGGCATAAGATTTGTTGTTCCAAACCAAGACGAACTTGGCAGATTGCTTGCATTTCATACAGGTTATTGGACTGGCTATAACAACCACATGGGCACAGTATGGATTCCACTTACTAAAACTTACGGAACTAACACTATGCAAGTTGTAAGCTGGGATGATAGTATTGAAATAATGAATAAGATACATAATGAGCAATTGCCACTTGATGAGATACAACGTTTATCCATTGAAAAAAGTTATCCAGTTGAAATTGACGTAGGACAGGCATGGTTGTTTAATCAAGGACATGTGCATGGCAACATAAACAATGAAACTGATATTACACGTGTTAGTTTTGATGCACGGTATGCATTGCCCGGGCACGACTTAGGACCAAGACGTGCAGGAAGTTTTTATAGACTGCAAGGACATTATAGTAAAATTGATACGAGTGATCTTGCAACTGGTCCTTGGGTTGTGTTTGTAGATCAAAATAGCTCTTACATAGGAGAAACTCCACACTTTATAATACGTGAATTTTTACTTGGTAAAGCACGTCAACTGAATCTTAATGTAGTTGAATGGAGCAACGAGTATTGGGGTTGCACATGGATGCCAAAACTACAAGACTTTGTAGAAAGAGATAACATTAGTGGACTTATTGTACCAAGCATACATGCATTCTCAGGCACAAAAGAAAAAATTAAAGAATTGTTTGAACAAAGCCTCAAAAGTGGGCAACAGATACTATTTGCAGATGAAAACATACTATTAAAGGATGAACAAGAGCTGGAAGTTATCTTTCAAATACTCAATCTGGAAAAATAATACTTGACACCTCCACTTAACTGTTGTATAATTAGTTTTTAAAGGAGCATAAACATGACACAATTCGATCCAGACCAAAAAGCAAAACTAACACAGATCATCAACGAAGGTATGACTGTAATGAGCGAAGTTGAAGCACTTAACGAAGGACTTAGCGATACCATAAAAGCAATTGCAGAAGAATGCAATATCAAACCAAGTGTTTTGAAAAAAGCAATTCGTATTGCACATAAAGCAAGTTACACTGCTGAAAAAGAAGATCAAGAACTACTTGAAGAAATATTAACAACTGCTGGACGGACACTTTAATTGAGTTATGTTGATGCATTATTTGATAGAGAAAAAGATCGCATTCATGTTGTAGAACGTGTAGATGGCAAACGAGAATATCGTGAGTACCCTGCTACCTACTGTTTTTATTATGCTGACCCAAGAGGCAAATACAAAAGTATATATGGAAATCCAGTAAGCAGGTTTTCTACACGCAACAACAAGGAGTTCCGTAAAGAACTTCGTATGCAATCTGGCAAGCTGATCTTTGAAAGCGATATCAATCCAGTTTTTAGATGTTTTGAAGAAAACTACAAAGATGATGTTGCTCCAAAGTTACAGACTGCGTTCTTTGATATTGAGACTGACTTTGACCCTGTTAGAGGATACAGTCCGCCAGCAGATCCGTTTAATGCAATCACTGCTATCTCAGTGTACTTACAATGGATGGACCAGTTGATTACACTTGTACTTCCGCCTAAGACATTAACTTGGGAAACCGCACAAGAAGTTTGCAACAAGTTCGAAAACACCATGTTGTTTGATAGAGAAGAAGACTTGTTAAAAACATTCTTGGACCTCATCGACGATGCTGATGTGCTTAGTGGATGGAACAGTGAAGGATATGATATTCCGTACACTGTCAATCGTGTAAAAAAACTGCTGAGCAAGGATGATACAAGACGTTTTTGCTTGTGGGGACAACTTCCTAAAAAACGTATGTTTGAACGTTTTGGTGCAGAGAATCAAACGTATGATCTAATTGGCAGAGTGCATATGGATTATATGCAACTGTATAGAAAGTATACATACGAAGAACGTCACAGTTATAGTTTAGATGCTATTGGTGAACATGAACTTGATGAGAAGAAAACTGCTTATGAAGGTACATTGGATCAACTGTACAATCAAAACTTTGAAACGTTTATAGAGTATTCAAGACAAGAT